CTTGAAAACGATGACGATAAACTAGATATTATGATTAAACATCCAAAGTATGATGCAAGACCATTAGAAATGGGTAGCGGAGCAGAAAAAACTCTTGCATCAACTGCGATTCGTTTAGCTTTATTGAATGTAACAACTTTGCCAAAGGGAAATATCATAATTTTTGATGAACCGGCAACGGCTTTAGATGCGGATAACGTTGATGGTTTTATAAAAATATTAGACATTGTAAAGCAATATTTCGATATAGTGTTGGTTATTTCTCATTTAGATGCTTTAAAGGATGCGATTGATAATCAAATAATTATTGATAGAAAAGATGGTTTTGCCCATGTAAATATCTAATCTAGATACTATTTATTCTTGATGAACTGGAGAATAAAATGAAAAAAATATCTGGAATATACAAAATAAAAAATATTATTAATAATAAAGTATATATTGGAAGTAGTATTAATATAAAAAGTAGATGGCAAAAGCATATATCTGAATTAAGAAACGGAAGACATTCAAATAAACATCTTTTAGAATCATATAAAAAACATGGTGAGCAGAATTTTCAGTTTTCTATATTAGAAGAAGTAAAAGAATTAGAAAGTTTAATTTTAAAAGAACAACACTATTTAGATTTTTATAAATCTTATGAAAAAGAAAATGGTTATAATTTAAGAAAAATAGCAGATAGCAATTATGGTTATAAACATACAAAAGAATCAGTAGAAAAATTTAGAATAGCAAGTACAGGAAAAACACATACCGAAGAAGCGAAAAAAAGAATTAGTCTTGCCAATAAAGGAAGAATATTTTCCGAAGAAACTAAATTAAAAATGAGTTTAGCAAAAAAAGGAAAATCTAATCATTGGAAAGGTAAAAAAAGAACAGAAAAGCAAAAAAAACTCATTTCAGAAATGGCTAAAAAAAGAGTTGGTGAATTAAACGCAAATTCTAAATTAAAAAATATTGATATACCAATAATAAAAGATTTATTTTTTAATCAAAAAAAATATATTAACGATATAGCTAAATTATTTAATGTTTCTAGAAGTACAATAAAACGTGTTTTACATAATAAAAGTTTTAAAAATTAACCAATAGGAGAAAAAAGATGGCTAATATGGGACTAAAAAAAGAAGTAAAAGAAGAATTAAATGATTTAGATAAACGCATGGAATTGGAACGTAAAAAATTAGATGGCTCACGTTTAGGTTTAGTAGATTTAGTTGCAGAAAAGTTTGTTTCTCGTAAATTGATGGTCTGGTTTGTTTCTACTGGTCTTTTGTGGGCTGCTAAAATAACACCAGAAGAATGGACAGCTATAGCTTTAGGCTACATTGGTATTGAGGGAGTAGCTGATATAGCCGCTAAATGGCGTAGTTCAGGAAAATAAGGATAATAAAATGACTAAATTAAAACAATTATGGAATAAATTTAAACTTTGGATTGGACTTTTTATTACTGGGGCTGCTTTGAGCTTTTTAGTGTTAAGAAGGTATGTCGGTGATGGCTTAGAGCAGCAACGTGAACAGTATAAGAAAGAAGAGGAAGCTAAAAGCGAAGCAGAACAAAAATTAAAAGAAGAAACACAAAAATTAGAAGAAAAAAAACAAGAAGAATTAAAAGTAGTAGAAGAAGATAAGAAACAAAAGCTAAAAGAAGCTGTTGCGAGAGCAAAAGAAGAAAAAAAGAAGCTTGTAGAGAAAGCAAAACGAGATCCACAAGGATTTAAGATAGAGCTACGTAAAGAATTGGGTGTTAAAGAAAAGAAAAGAAAGGGTCGTCCCAAGAAAGATGAATAATATGAAACCTTTTATATCACTTATTACACTGCTAGCGTTCCTAGCGGTGCGGATTCCTATTGTCTATGCCTTGCCCACTACTGCTGATGCTGGAGTGAAAAGTGTTGCGGAAGATGAATACGAAGAAGGTGAATATATTGTTGTAAAACAGGGTGAAGAAGCGCCTTATGACGGTTTTCTTTTTGATTCTGAGGGTTTAGCTAAAGTAATTGCAAATAAAAACTTTCAATTAGATAAGTTAAGAATAGAAAAAGACAGTGAAATAGGAAAACTTAATATAGAAATAAAGTATCTTAAAGAGCAACAAGCTTTAGAACTTAAAATAAATAAAGAATTAAGTGATAATATAGTAGCTATAAAAGATAACAGAATAAAACAATTAGAAGATAGTAAAAGATGGGATGATGTTAAATTATTTGGTTCTATGTTGTTAGGAATGGCTTTATCAGTTACTATATTTTATGCAGCTGTAAAAATTACCAATGTCAACAGTCAATAAAAAAGATCCTAATTACATAGCTGCTTTAGAAAGAGCAATTAAAGATAAATATGGCGATTTAGCTACAATGAATCCAAAACATTTTTGGAATGAAGATAAAGAAAAACAATATATCTGTGACACTAAACAAACCAGCAAAAAGCAGCTAACTAATGAACAAACCAGAGAAAAAGTAGATTTAGGCGGTATTTTAATACCAAAGAAACTAATTAATAAAGAATCAAATAAAGTCTGTACAGTATGTAAAGAATATAGTTTTAGTAAAAATGATGATTTATATTTAAATAAATTCTCTACATGTCAAAATTGTTACATTAAATATATTGAAGATAGAGAAGAAAGATGGATGAATGGTTGGCGTCCAAACGGAGATAAATAAATGGCAAGTATTTTAGAAATCATTACAGGAATTCAGGAAGCTATCAAAGAGAAGCATCACGGTGGCACTCCAGTTGGTTTAAAAAGAGAAACTGAAGACTTGATTCAGGGTTGCTCCATTTATGATCCTCGCGTTATGGATGGTTTTGGCGTTCAATATCAAGGGAATGTACTTATTTTAAAGTATCACAGTGAAATGCCTTTGATTAAAGTACACGATAAAGCTTTTGAGACAGATATACAACGTACAGTTAAAGATGTAGTTGAGCATATAAAGAAAGAGTATAAGAAAGTAACTAAAAAGTCTCTTGATCTTACCTCAGTAGGAGAAATACAAATTCTAGTTCAAAGTGCCAATCGTAGAACAGCATATGTTAATGCCGTACAAAACTACATCATAAATGGCGTTGATGGTATCGGTAAACAAAAGGCACTTGTAGAGCCAGCACAACAAACCAATTTTGCTGATATAGCAAAGCGCTGGTTGATGGGTGTAAGACAGCCAAAGAGTTATTTGAAATAGGTAATTAAGGTAATGGCATGGCATATAAATTATCTAAAGAGGAAATTAGAAGCGAAATTTTAAAGTGCGGAAAAGATCCAGCCTACTTTTTAGATAATTATGCCAAAATAGTTCATCAGAGTAAAGGTTTAATACCTTTTCGTACATTTAACTTTCAAAAAGATTTGTTAAATGATTTCCATGATCACCGTTTTAATGTAATATTGAAATCCCGTCAAATGGGTATTTCTACAATAGTTTCTGGGTATATTGCTTGGATGTTACTGTTTTACAAAGAGCGAAACGTTCTTGTAATGGCAACAAAGTTAAATACCGCTATTGAAATCGTTGAAAAAGTTAAAGACATGCTTGACTCAGTACCTGCATGGCTTAAAATTGCAGAAATAACTATCAATAACAAAACAAAACTTGAATTAAGCAACGGTTCTAAAATTCAAGGTGTTCCAACCTCTAAAGATGCTGGTCGCTCACAAGCTTTGTCTCTTTTGGTGCTTGACGAAGCAGCGCACGTAGAAGATATGGATGATTTATGGACAGGTTTGTTGCCTACTGTTTCTACTGGTGGTCGCTGTATTGCCTTATCAACACCAAACGGTGTAGGAAACTGGTTTCATAAAACATATGTAGATGCAGAAAGTGGTTTAAACAATTTTAAGCCTACTAAACTACCTTGGCAAATGCATCCTGAATATACTCAGGAATGGTTTGATAACATGACGCGCAATATGAGCAAACGTCAGGTAGCACAAGAGTTTGAGTGCAATTTCAATGCTTCTGGCGAGACTGTAATGCATCCAGAAGATATATTAAAGTTAAAAGCAGTTACTAGTGAACCAAAACACAGAACTTGGATAGATAGAAATTATCATATATGGAAACAGTTTGATAATAACGCAACTTATCTACTA